CAGGCACATCTACTTGTTAGTTCAAACGCACTTTGCGAGTGCGTCTGGAACCGCCTCGGCCTGTGATTCGCACATGACTTGTTTTATGACTTGTTTTATGACTTGTTTTATGTTTATGTTTTTCTTCAATGATTAAAACATTTTGATTTGCATTTTTGCATATTTGTTGAATTTGCATCATTTTTCTTTTTATTTTTTCTCTAACGGATGACATTGTTAATGCACGAACTTTATTTTGAGTTTTTATAAACGCATGTATGGGGGTTGAAACAGATAATGATTTTGTTCGATATGTGTCCGTCTGTTTCACAGAAAATTTTTTGCGACCTCCCCAAACTCCACGGACGCGTCCTTCGAAAACTCGTCTTGCCAATTCGGTTGGCGAATAATAGTCAGTGAGCTCCAGGCAAACGCATTTCTCACGAAACCATTGCGCTTGAAGAGATATAGCTGCATCAATCATGGAACCAAATTCCCCGCGAAACATTTCCACCGGGGCACCAAAAAGGCCAATTGAACTACGTTCAGGATCAGACACCACGTGCCACATGCGAAGAAATGAACGCGGTGTTTGTTTCGTACGCTCCATCTTTTGTTTATATTCTTCTGAAACGTGCATCGGAGGGAAGTTAAACACTCTTTTGTCTTCTAACTCCAACCAAGGCACCTCTTGATTCCCCCGTTCAAACAATTGCGTCGTTCCAGGCGTTGAGTGTGATGTGAAAACATTGTTGCACATGACGCAAGTGCCGTTCTTCACTTGAAATGTGCAAACACGCGTGATCTCACGCCGTGCCATATCACGCATGGTTGGGTCAGTATATACAATGCCACCAGGCACGCGTGGGTTAATTTTAGTTGGCATTGGAATAATATGTGGACCTGGTCTTGTCATGCCATCCGGCATGAGAAACAATAATGACAATGTTGAAACTTCAAAAAATGCAGTTCTGTCATAATGAAACGCCACTTGTTGAGAATCTCGTCTAAGATAAAAGTCAAACAACATTTTGTGTGGAGGACACGCGCGTTTGAAGTCTTCGCCTCTTTTTTCATAAACAAACATCATTTGAAACAACATGTTTTGAATTAAAACTGCTTCATGTGGACGAATGTAATGGTCATATAAATGTTGTGGAAAATATGACAGACCGCGTTCGGTGTTAAGTTGCATGAGTGCAGGTGCGTTGACAGGTGTTTTTGTGCACCGATTGTTTTGCACATCAATTTCATAAACATATGGTAGTCGAAATAAATCATGTGTTCCAGCAGGTAACTCTCTCAACAATTGATCCGCCAAATCACGAATTCTCGTGACTAGCACAGGAGGAGTTGCAACCCGTGCTGCAATCAGTCGTTCGGTCGGACACTGTGCAATTTGCAAGTTGCCAGTTATGTGTACATTGTCCAATGTTTCCAAAAATTCGACTGCCATTGCATCTGGATTAATGTATGTTAGTCTAATATTTGGATTTTCGGGATGTAAAGGGTGATCAACTTGCTGGCAGTTTTGGCCTATTAACAACGTGTTCCAAACAACGTCGGTGCGATATGTCATGGCAGGCATGGGTGAACCTTGCGGAATGTAAAGAAAAAGTATATTTGACGGAGCATCATGCCTGGTTGGTGCAACTAGTTGAATTGGCGGCATTGCCACTACCACTCTTTTATTCAAATCTGGTGATTCTTTTGTCAATGCAAAAGCAGAACCCCGAATGCGTGCAGGGTTCAGTCTCAACTCCATTGTATGAGTGAATGCATAATCATCTCCCAAAGCCAGTTGACTCATGAGAACGAGCCCAGTTGGAGTTGCACATGACAAAGTTCCAATTTGATACGTTATAGTGCCAAGTTGTATTGGCATGTAATTGATTCCATCAAAATAATACATGCATGCTGCAGTAAAACCATCAGTTATTCTTACTAACAATTCATCTGGCCTGGATTGCCTCAATGGACTCATTTCTATATCAAGCATGTCAACATCTGGTTGAACCCGTTCTGGACTTTGCATAAATGGACTTTGCATGGGTGAACTTCGCATTTGATTGAATTCAGCAATCCGGTCTATTTGCGGAGTCGATGGCATTGATGTTGAATCTAAAACTTCAACTGGCGCTGCATTCATATAAATTGTTTGAAGGTTTCTGTAGACCCAATCGTACACATGTTGTAAACCTTTACCTGGCAACTCCCACAGTTCTCCAATTTGAATACCATTTGCATCCCACACCATCAGGCGATCTGGCTGACTAGCCGGTCCCGGATCTTCGATAAAGTATATGGTGCCATCAATTATGTATTGAACCGAATTTATGGTTTCAGTTTCGGCACTCGATCCGGAACTCGATCCGGAACTCGTTCTTGGAGTCGATTCAGAACTCGATCTGGAACTTGATTCTGATGACATTGTATCAAATATAAAATGATATATATTTATATTTGATTAAAAAATAATCAGGTTAATTATTCAACATTCTTAAGTTCTGTTCGTGTGGAGTTATTGAATATGCGGTTTGCTAAATTCAAGCAATCCGGATTGACAGGAGCAAACTTCTCCGTTCTGAACAACAGCGGATGCGTTTGATGAATTTGGCGCGAGTCAATCCTCACATTGTAAAGATCGCTGTTGGATGACGGCACGTATTCCGCTTGGTCGCATCTTTGCAAGCCAAAAAATTGGCTGCGCAAAGTGGATTCAACATTGACTGCCGTGGCATAGCCCGACCACGGTGCAACCGCGCTGCCTGGATTGAACACCTGTTCTGGATTGTAAATGGGATAGTTCATGAGAGGCACAGTTGCTTCTTTGCGCTGGTCCAGAATGGGCATAATGGTGTATTTGGTCAGCACTGGACGCGCGCACATTTGTGGTTGCAAAGGGGCCGATGGGATGTTGCGTTCTCTCATGCGTTGGCTCAACTCTTCTGTTCGCTCTTGCTGACAAAATGCAACTCCATTTGGTACGCCATAAAATCGGTCAGACATCGTCAATTTGTATAATTGTGGTTGTTGTATTGTTGTGTTGCGATTGTATTATGCAAATATAATATTTAATATTTTTGAACACTCATTTAAAGAGTTTAAATCATTTGTTTATAAGTCTCTCAAATTACATACGATTCGCTTGTGGTTGTCCCATGTGTGGTATTTTTTATTATGAATGCATTCGAGAACGTGGGCGCATCAAAACATCCATGCTGCAAACTCTTCAATCCAATTTTGCTAAAATCTCTCATCGTGGACCCGACAACAGTCGATTTGATGTTGAAGGCCATCGATGCATCGGATTTCATCGCCTTGCGATCAATGGACTTTCATCTGCCGGCAACCAGCCGTTCAACTTGTTGGGATGCCAGCTGATTTGCAATGGCGAAATATACAACCATGCAAAACTTGAAGACAAGTACGGGTTCGACTGCACCAGCGGTTCGGATTGCGAAGTCATCATTCATTTGTACAAACAGTTCAACGGCGACATGTGCGCAACATTGAAGGAGCTGGATGGAGTGTTTGCACTGGTTTTGATTGACAATGAACGCGACATGGTGCACGTTGCCCGCGACCCGTTTGGCGTGAGGTCGCTTTACACCGGCAGTTCCAGCGACTACTCGCATGACATTTCAGTTGCCAGTGAAATGAAAGCATTGCAACACTGTACTCATGTGGAACAATTTCCGGGGGGATGTTTCATGACGCTGACGAAGCTGCAATCAAATCAACCAAAGTTTGAGTCCGTCTTGCAGGCATATTATGGCGACCTTGCATTGAATGAAAATCTGGAAGTGCCTTATGTGTATAATTTTGGGACGGCGATACTGCATGATGACATCAATGCAACGCAAGAACAATTGGAACAAAAAGCGTGCGTGCTGGTTCGCAACTTGTTCGAACTTGCGGTGTGCAAGCGTTTGATGAGCGAACGGCCGGTGGGCTGCCTCTTGTCTGGCGGGTTGGACAGTTCAATCGTGACCACAATTGTGGTCAACCACATGCTGCCAGGAACCGTTGTGAACACGTATGCAATTGGTCTAGAAGGTTCGGTTGACTTGAAGTGGGCGCGGCGTGTGGCGGAGCATTTGAACACGCGGCATCACGAAGTGTGCCTGACGGAGCAGCAGTTTTTAGACGCCATTGATGCAACCATTTACCAGATTGAGAGTTATGACACGACCACGGTGCGTGCATCGGTTGGCAACTACCTGGTGAGCAAATACATTTACGAGAACACGGACAATGTGGTGATATTTTGCGGCGACATGAGTGACGAAATTTTTGGCTCGTATCGTGGTTTCACAAAAGCGCCGAGCGACCACGAGTTTGCAGTGGAGAATGTGCGCATGGTGCGCGATGTGCGCTACTTTGACTTGTTGCGTTCAGACAAGAGCATTAGTGGTGCAGGACTGGAAGCGCGGGTGCCGTTTGCAGACAAGACGTTCCTGGAGTTTGTCATGAGCTTGCCGCCGTGGATGAAGCGGTTTGGAGAAGGTGCCGAGTATGTAGTGGAAAAGCATTTGCTGCGCAAGTCGTTTGACACCCTTTTGCCGGAGGACGTCATGTGGCGTCGAAAGGAGGCGTTCAGCGACGGCGTGAGCGGGCATGATCGCACCTGGGTGGAAATCATTAAAGAGTACGTGGATAAGCGAGTGAGTGATGTGGAAGTGAGTATTGCAAATGAGTTGAATAAATACAAACACAATCCACCGTATGATAAGGAGAGTTATTATTATCGCACCGTGTTTGAGCGTCATTTTCCTGGAAAAGGACGAGCCGAAACAATTCCATATTTTTGGAGACATCCGTTTTGCGAGGGGACACTGGACCCATCTGCCAGGTTGTTGAAGGATGTGTATGTAGCAGACGAACAGCAATGATGTGCACAGTGATAGAGGTTGATAGTCAACTTCCTATAAAAAAAATATCTTCATTTTTTATAGACTCAATGAAAAATATAGTCACAGTTTTTTCTGGAAGAAAAGTCAACATTGAAATTCTAAAAAAATATTTACAAAAAGCGTTGGATTTAAAAATAATAGACGAAGTTCATTTTTGGAATAATACAAGAAATTTGAATGATGAAATTTATTTGAAAACCATCAGCAATTTGAAAAGAACATCATCTAAAAAAGGCGGAAATTACATTTCAATTACTCCGGAGTTATCAAACAATTGTTTTGAATTAAGCGTGAGAGCATCAAATGATATTCATATCAAACTGACAAATAAACCCCAATTGCCTGGCACTGTATATGAAATTGTGTTGGGTGGTTGGAACAATACAAAATCAGTTATCAGGAAAGACGGCATTGAAGTATTAAGTTTACAAAAAAATGGTGTGGCAGATGGAAACAATTATAACAATTTCAAATTTGTGATTGATGAAAACGAAAACACATTGGATGTGATAAAGAACGATAAAATGTTGATGTCTCAAGAAATTCAAAATGGTTTCAAACTCAATAGTATATGCTTTAAAACAGGCCATGATTGTGTGGGAGATTTAAACTACCGTGCAACTCAAAACAAAGGATTTTACTTTATGGACACATGTGAAAAAAGCTGGAAAAATTATTACAATTATTATGACGACAAACAATTTGAGAATGATGTTATAATGAAATGTGATGACGATATTGTTTTTATTGATTTGCAGAAATTACCCAATTTTATTGACTTTGTTAGAAAAAACGATTATGATTTAGTATTTGCCAACACAATCAACAATGGAGTTTCTGCTCATTTTCAACAGAACAAATTCAAATTGATACCAACTAGTTTGATGAACTTGGAGTATCCCCCAAATGGTTTGTGTGGTTCTTTGTGGGAAAATGGAAAAAAAGCAGAAACTCTGCACAAGTTCTTTATTGAAAATCATGAAAAATTTTTGAATTATGATTACAATAATGAAATTATTCAAATACACACTAGGTATAGCATTAACTTTTTTGGTTATAAAGGAAAAAAATGGCACAAAATCAAAGATTGTTATGAGGATGATGAACACAACTTAACGGTTAAATTTGTTCATACAAAAAAACTCAAAAATGTATTATACAGTGATTTTTATGTATCACATTTGTCTTTTTTTAAACAAAATGAAACAGGCATCAATTTGGATGAACTCGCAGTTAAATATAATGAATTGTTTCACACCATGGAAAAAACCGGGCGTTTTTCCGAATAAATGACCAGGCTCAGGAGCAAAAGCAAGTGCAGAAAAATTGCTGCGCTAAAATCGTTAACAATTGCATATTTGCACATAATATGCAATTTACTATTGTATTATAAAACAATGAATTTGAATTTGGACCAGGTTGACCACGTCACGCTGGACTTGATGGTGAACCAGCCCCAATATGAGCGTTATTTGCGCGCCAAAGAAGCCGATTTGAATGGAAAATACGAAAAAGCCAAGCGCTTCTACAAAAAGAGGATTATGGAAATGACACGGGATTTGTTGAAGGGAGACACAGTAAATGATGTATTTGTCATTCAAGCATTTGAAGCGTATGCAAAGGCATGCATTACGTATTTTAGAAACAAGGACAAGAATGACACGTTGCAAGAAGAACACATGGCGGAGTGCGTTGCCGTAGGGCACTTGCCGCCCATTGAAGAGTCAGTGCATGAGCATGATTGTGAATATAATGAAGAAGACGACTGTGCAGCACAGGATGATGCAGCATTGCCCCTTGCAGAGGCGTCTAAGAAAAAGCTGGAGATACTCATCTCGTTTGATAAACACAAGTCGCAAACACCCACGCTGGACACGTATGTCATCAAAACGACTACACCCGTCATTCCGGTTCCCATCATTCCAAAGGTGAAAGAAATTAATTTGGATGACCCCAAGTTCAAAACCAAGGACATTAAGCCGAAGACATTGAAATCAAAACCTTCACAATAATTTTCAATTTAAATTATTTTCATAATGTAACTGGAACAAGTTGATTTATAAATTTAAATGATGAAGCGTTCAAGACGACGCTCTAAACGGGGCGGAAAAAGGAAAAGTGTAAGGAGGTTTGAACGATTGAAATGCGGCCCTGTGCAAGAGAATTATTTCACGTGCTATGACAATGACACACTGCATGAACTAAGGGACGCGTGGAATCTGCGCAATCCAAGTCATCGAATTGAAACGAATGACCCCAAAGAAATATGGAGAGATTTAAAGAATCGTTTTTCTGGGGTGTGCCGCAATGAAGCTTGTTGGATGAAGAAGCTGGTGGGAAATGAATTTGCCAATGTGGCAGAAAATGATGCAATCTTTGCTCCGGAGGCACCCAAATCATGGATTCGCGATCCGGATGAATGGTTGAGCAGTGAAGAGATTGAACATGTCATGATGCAATATGAAGAAAAATTCCCAAAATTTGAATTCCTTGGGCCATCTCCTAGCGACTACAACGCGCCAAAAATGGCCGGAACCTGCGTGTGGGAAGAGTTATGCAATTTCAGTTTGAAAAAATACATTGACTCCGGAACGCATCAAATTGGCGTGGTGTTCAACACAGACCCGCACACAGAAGGCGGTTCGCACTGGGTGTCCATGTTCATCAATGTGGAACCAGGAAACAACTATGTGTTCTTTTTTGACAGCACCGGTGATAGTCCACAGAGAGAAATCCGAGAATTTATTAAAACGGTCATGCAACAAGGGCGTTCTCTCGGCATTAAATTCAAATATCATGAAAACAGAAAACAGCATCAAAAACGCAACACGGAATGTGGCATGTATGCACTTTTTATGATCGTGAATTTGATTGAAGGCACCCGAAGCCCACAAGACTTTATGAAAGGGGTGCGCATCCCGGACAGCCATATGCTTGAATTTCGAAAAGAGTATTTCAATCGCGGTGGCAGCATTTAAATAAAAAAAATCATGCACCGCCTATATTTATATGTATATGTATCAAAAAAGGCTTAAATGTTGATTCATGAAAATGATCATACATTTTTATTGTTTTTTTTGACACTACAACAAAATGACTCTCACGCTTTGTTTGAATATGATTGTCAAAGACGAATCACATATCATTGAAAAAACATTAGAAATGTTGTGTTCAAAATTGCGATTTGATTATTGGGTGATATGCGACACTGGTTCAAGCGACAACACCCGAGAGATAATTACGCAATTTTTTAATAAAAAAAACATACCAGGTGAGCTGCATTGCGACACATGGGTTGATTTTGCACATAATCGAACTCTTGCACTGGAACGAGCGTTCAAAAAAACAGATTTATTGCTCGTATTTGATGCAGATGATGAAATTCATGGCACAATCAATATACCAAATGAAGTGCTATTTGATGAATATCACTTGAAATTTGGCATGCCAAAGTCGGGTACAAACTACACGCGCACGCAAATCATAAACAACCACAAACAATTCAAATATTTATCAGTTGTACATGAGTTCATAAGTTGTCAAGAGGAATCTCCTGCGCGCGTTACTATATTGTCTGGAGACTACTACTTGGTTTCTGGACGCACCGGGTCGCGAAACAAAGATCCGAATAAGTATTTGAAAGATGCCATTATTTTGGAAAATGCGCATGCGGATGCGGTGGCCAAAGGGGACCATCTTTACAAACGTTATGCATTTTATTGTGCGAATAGTTATCGTGATTGTGGGCGATACGAAGATGCAATCAAGTGGTATAAAATTACACTTTCACAGGACAATTGGTCGCAGGAAAAGTATATATCATGTTTTTACATGTATCAATGTTATGAATCATTAAAACAAAAAGAACATGGATTTTATTATTTAGTGAAAGCATTTTCATATGACAATGAGCGCGTGGAATGCTTGTACCCATTGGTTGTGCATTATTGTTGTGAGAACATGAATGAAGTGGCATATAATTACTTCAAGATGGTGAAAATGACGGTTCCTCAAATTACTGCGGGGAAACTTTTTGTGGAAACGGACAAGGCGGGGTTTTATCTTCCTTATTACATGATTATTGTGGCGGATCGAGTAGGGGACCGCGAATGCGGCATCCGCATGTATGAAACCATTTTTACGGAAAAACATCACACATTTAGCGTGTGGCACCTACGAAATTTGATGTTTAACTTGCGGTTTTTTGTAAACCATGTGAAACGCGAAGCACTCCCTGAATTTGCATCATTGGCAAACGAATATTTGATATTTGTGATACAAAACGGAGTGCCCGCCAACACGTTTGATGATCTTTCTATTTCGTTGATACCAAATGTTCCCATGAAAGAAAAAGTAAAAGAAAAAATCAAATTCAAGACAAGTCGAAACATTTTATTTTACACAGGATACTGCAATATGCACTGGAACTACAGTCAGATGAAACTCGGCGCGCTTGGGGGGTCTGAAAAAGCGGTGGCTCATTTGTCCAAAGAGTTGGGTTCAATATTGGGAAAAAAAGAGATGACCATTTATGTTGCAGGAGATGTAAAATCCGAAGAATTAGCGGAGTTCAATGTGGTATATGTGCATCTTAATGACTTGCCAAAGTTGCTAAGCAAAGTTAACTTTCACACTGTAATATGTTCTCGATACATTTCATTTTTGGAAATATATGGGAATGCGTGTTCGTTTTACCAGTTTTACATATGGGCACATGACACGTGCTTGTTGGCGTATGGATGCAACATGAGTGATGTTGCCATCATTCAAAAATGGGCGGAATGCATTGATGGATGTGTTTGTCAGACGCAATGGCACACTGACCAATACAGCGGGTTGTATCCTCCTCTCAAATCAAAAATGGTGACAATAAATAACGGCATTGAGTTGGAGTCATTTCCGGAAACCAGGGTGAAACAAAAAGAAAAATTTGTGTACACGTCGCGCACAGAACGCGGACTCGCACGCATATTGGAGTTGTGGCCTCAGATTGTGGCGATTATGCCAAATGCCACGCTTTCTATTTCAACTTATGAAGTGTTTCCCTGCAATGACGATGAACGCCGAATCCATGCCAATATTGAATCTCTCAACCGCGAATTTCCGGACAATCGGATTGAGCATCTGGGCAAATTAAATCCAACCCAACTTTATCAACTCATGAGCACAGCAGAATATTGGTTGTATCCAACAAACTGGCCAGAAACATCATGCATTACTGCAATGGAGATGATGATGTCCGAAGTCATATGTTTGTATCATCCGCTTGCTGGTTTGACAGACACCATGAATGGCTGTGGTGTCAAAATTGTTCCAGGATCAGAGATTACGACATTGATGGAAATTGCGCACGATGAAGAGAGAAAAGAAGCGCTTCGAAAAGAAGGGCGTGCATACGCAGAAGGTTGTTCTTGGGTCCAACGTGCGCATAAGTGGGTGCAAAACGTGGTGGGAACAATATAAAATGCATCAATAATATGAGAATGTGATTTTACAGTTGCATGTCAAATCACAATGCATACATAAATATGAAGAAATTAGATCCAATTCCAAACCAAGTCGGTGCACAAGTAAATGCGTCGACAATTTTTAGCACGCATTCCTGCAAAAAACGGCACATGTTCGCAGACTACAGGAAAATTATATCCCGAATTGTGAAAATAAAATATGCCATTTGCGTTGTTGACTCCATCTTTTGGAAACAAATACATGCCGACTGTTGCACCATCGACATGTGTTTTCGCATTTTTTGACAACGGCGGAATGAGTTTCATTGCCTCATACTCTGCATTCATTTCTGGAGTTGGAACTGCTGAATATCTAACACCACGAATTGCATCTCGGCGAAATATACACAATCCATTGAACCCTGAACCTATTGTGATGTAAGGAAGCATACTCGGATTTTGAATGAGTTGATGTCTATGAAACAAAGTCTTGTTATGCATCGAGGTTTGCACATGATACTGGTGTTGCCCTGACCAAAACGCCTCACGCATGATTTCCGGTCCAAACGGAAACTGGGCATCACGATAAGCATAAAAATCATACATGTAGCCCATGGGATTCAGTCCGTTGCAAACAAGGGCATCAAATCCATCGGGGTCGCGCGCGATGCAGCGTATAATTCCGCTCGATGGAAATGGGACTGGATTATCCATGTCAATCATGACCACGTATTTTGCATTGGCATGTGGACCGGAATCAGATTCCAACATACCGAGCAGTCGATTTCTGGCATGTGCAATTTGCTCCATGCGACACGGTTTGTTATCAAATGTGCGAGCCACTCCTCTAGCCAGTTCCTCTTCTCGTGTAAATGTTTCACACATGACCATGACTTGGTCCGGCATCTCTTTAGCCCACTTCATTAACTCATGTGCAGTTCCGTCGTCCGAGTTGTTTTCATAAAACATGGCCCAACAAGGAACATTTGACTTTTTGACCAAATCCTCGAATGCTGCGCGAATGACCGGCAGCGTGCTGACCACGTTTTTGCACACACCGCACACGATTATGCCGGCTTGTTCGGTGTCGCTGTTCATTGTTAGAGTGCACAAGTGTTTAGATGTATGCACATGTCTTTAATTAAATTTGCGGATTTGATTTTAATACACGAGTTGAATGTAATCATTAAAACTCATATAAAAATAATTTTACAAACATTTTCATGAAACGCAACTACGCAACTGTTTATATCAACAATATCTCTCAAACATGCAATTCAACAATGTGGACAGCTTGCAAAACAAAGAACTGCTTTGGACAACATTGCAAGAGTCTGGCGCGTTCACTGGCCTGACAAAAGAGCAGTTTGAGCCGGTTAGGCTCGCTTTTGACCGTGCTGTACAACAAGCATCCAGGACCGTATCTGGGTCATTGAACGAGGCAAATAAGCAAATCATTCGGCAGTTTGTTCAAACCGAACTTCCTGCAATTCGGTCCTCCACATTTGCAACCACTGCTCCAAAAAAAAAGAAAATAGAGGTGGTGTATCGAGCAGAAGACCTGCAAAATGAACGTGCTAATGAATTTGAGCGCCAACTTCGAGAGAAACAGGCCGAAATGGACGCATTTCTCACACTGAAAAAACCGAGCGAGGTCAATTTTGCAGATGGGGCTGCAGTGGAAGACAAACCCATCGGTGATGAAATGTCAAGACTCATCGCACAAGAACTAGCGGCTCGAGAGAGAGAATTGGTGCAATTAAAACCAGAAGACATAAAAAAAGCACAGCAATGGATTGGAACAAATGCTACCGCGGCAACAACGCCAACCACGAAAAAAACGGTGTCTTTTTCAAACACAACGACCACAAACATTGTGGAAGAAGAACATGAAGTTGAACAGTTTGAACCAGCGTCCAACAATGACCAGGTTGAAGAAGAAGAGTTGGGTTCCATTTTTTCAAAATTCAAACGAATCAGTGAACCACCGCCTTCTTTTGCAAGTGAGTCTGTATCAATTACGACACAGCAGCTCTACAATAAAATTCTTGAACTGGAAAAGACGATCAATGCTAATCATGCCGAAATCATATCATATTTGAAGAAAACATCACAAGTGCAGTAATTCAAATAAAAAAACAATGAGTTATAAAGGTTATAATATTTTATAACTTGTATTTAACGGTTAATGCAAACAAACGAGTATTACAATCAAAAATACCGCGAAATCATTGAGCCGCTGTATGGTTCCAGAACAAATTTCCCGATGAACGATTTGTCCAATGTGATGCCGCATGAGTATAGCATCGCAGAACGAGTGGATATGACAAACCGTGTTGTTTACAGCATTGATCCAGAAGGATGCAAGGATGCCGATGATGCTTTCAGCATTTTTGATGACGATGACGGTGGCAAATTGTGGTTGGCTATTCACATTGCCGACCCCACCGAATTCATAAACGTGCGATCTGCATTGCGGACCGAGATAACAAACCGAGTGTCAACCAGGTATCCATCCAACACAAAACCAATTCACATGATGCCTGAAGACATCATGGAAAAATCAAGTTTGATGCCAAACAAGCATGGAAATGTGAAAATGGCAATAACAATTTTGACAGAAATAAACAAAGAGACGTTTGAACCCGCGGGAAATGTTTTACTATTATACACCAACATTTGTGTCTCTCAAAGACATGCACTAAGTTATAAACAGGCAAGCGAACTTGTGGAAGAAGACACAGTTTTGCAAATCGGACTGAAAATAAGTCATGCATTGATGCGCATCAGAGGAACCAAAACGAGAGGAGTGGTGTTAAATGACCTCGAAAAATCATACATCAAATACAAAAACAATGAGCCATATTTGCATTGCGACACTCCAAATGAAAAAGCAATGAAACAG